CAAGAAAGAATCTTCTAAGAAATTATCAATACAAAAAATAAAACTGTTAAATAAAGTAAAAAATTTACAACAAGAACTTCATAGAAAAACTTCACGGTTTTTATGTGAAAATTATAACAACATACTAATCCCTAAACTAACCAAAGGCAATGATATAGTTTCTAATAAAAGATTGAATTCTAAGACTGTAAGAAATATGGTTGTTTTAGGACATTGTAAATTCGTTGAACTACTGAAAACCAAAGCTGACGAATATTCCAATGTAAATGTATCAGTTGTAGAAGAACATTTTACTTCGCAGACCTGTCTAAGATGTCAAAAAACAACAAAGACAAGTAAAGAAATATTTACTTGTAAAAGTTGTGGGATGAAATGCGACAGAGACGTGATGGGGAGTATAAATATTCTTCTAAAAAATTGGGGCTTGATGAATAATCAATCCTCGTGCTAGATACAGCCAGTGTAGATATACACTGCTTATTAGCTAGAAAAGACTTTTAGTCAATTTTAGTTAATATTGATGTATCCGTTAGCTGTAGTTATCACTTCTGTTTTACCATCTCGTCATCGAAATAAATTCCCTATTGTGATGATTTTTTGCTTCTTGCTTGGTATAGTATCGCACCGTATTTTTTGCGTTAAAACGACGATTGATAAGCTGATTTTTACTTAATTTACTTAATTTACTTAATTTACTTAATTTACTTAAAGAAGTGAAGTGTGTAGTATTAAATGGATTTCGTAGAACAAAAAGCAAAAAGAAAACAAAAAAGACTTGCTAAATCCATAAATAATTCAAAATCTCTGATGCAGACGCATTCTGAAAAAATGGAATATTTTGAATTTCTACAAGACGTAGTGTTGCCCAAAAAACAAGCTCAATTCTTGAAACTTAAAGGTCAAGACTATGAACTTGTTAGTGATATTAAAAAAATTATTGATAGAGAAGAAGAGATAGAATACCATCTAAATACTGCTAGAATTATCAGTGATTTTGTAGATATAGAAGAGTCTATAGACACTACAAGTATATTCCAAGATGTTAAAACTGTTGCTGGGTATAACTATGCTAAAAATAAATTAATAGATGATTACTTCATAGCTATCAATGAAAACAGACCACTTCTCAACAGAAATTTAGACAGAGTCAGAGAAACATTCTGCGAGTCTTGTAAAAGTGAGATGATTGAAGGATACGAGGGGTATGTTTGTAGTAATTGCGGGACCTGCGACAAAGAAATTTACATATCTGAAAAACCCTCTTACAAGGAAACTCAGGAGTATGAACGCAAAGTGGTTATAGACTACAAAAGATTGAATTATTTCACAGAATGGCTTAATCAAATACAGGGCAAAGAACAAACAGTCATTCCAGAAGAATTGATAACACTCCTCTTATCAGAATTGAAGACAGAGAAGATTTCTGATACCAAAAAATTGAATGTTAGCTCTATGAAAAGGCTCTTAAAGAAAATAGGATATTCTAAATTCTACGAGCATATACCAAGGATAATAAATTCTTTAAATGGAGTAAAACCCTTGAGTATGCCAAGGTGTGTAGAAGACAAACTTAAGTTTATGTTTAATGAAATCCAAGAACCTTGGGAGGAATGTAAGCCTTCTGATAGGAACAATTTCTTTAGTTATCCATATATTCTGTATAAATTCTTTCAATTATTAGGTATGAACGAGTTCTTGCCTTACGTGACCCTGCTGAAATCTAGAGAAAAATTGTATAAACAAGACGTTCTATGGAAAAGCATAATCGCCCAGCTTCAACAACATTCTAGAAATGATGGGAATGAAAAACTTTACAGTATACCGTGGAGATTTATATCGAGCGTTTGACGCGAGCAAGTATTCAAGAAAAAAAAACGATTTTTTATTGATATACTTTAAGTAATACAACAAAAACCAATGAACTCAATTACTCGCCGAAACAACGTCGCAACTACCGTCGCAACCCCTGAAGAAACTGCTAAAATTGCTTATGATACTTTCAAAAAATCTTTGAAAGAAGCACTTTTGGAAAAAGAACCATTGGTTAAGAATGAAAATGAAACTATCCATCGCGAACAGCGAAATATCGTGATTGCTTCTGGAACCCAAAATGGAAAAACCAGAGAAATCATCGACATCATCAAAAATTCTGGAAAAAACTCCTTATGCTTATTGTCTTGCGATAATCGTAAAGACCAGCTGCTTCAATTGACTCAAAGATTGACAGAATCCAGTGTATTCGCTTTAACTTGCGAAGACGTCAAGTTTTCAAAGTCTGGTGGACTCACAGCTCCAAGCCTTAAAAAATTCAAAAAATATTTTAAAATTCATAAGCGTTTAGTAGTAGTATTGTTGAATAATAATTCGCAATGCTCCAAAGCAAAAATTCTTACTGAAAGTGTCTTAAATGACAATTACTTTGGAATCGAAAGATTCCATATGATTCACGACGAAGCTGACTTGGTTAACAAAAGTGATAATGATAAAACTATCACTCAAGTAGCAGAAACTGCAAAAGTTCAAAAAGAATGGAATGATTTCTTTACGATGCTAAGACCTTACACAGATTTGAAATATTTCAAAAGAATCTGGGTCTCTACGACGCCTGAAAATTGTGCCTTTATCGAAGACCTTAAAGCAGAAGATGTCTTTATTCTTCCAAAAAACATTAATTATCGAAATGATATCACTCTCGTAGAATGGTATGGGAATTCTGATGTTATTTCACCTGAAGTAGCACGTATTCAAAAAGAACAAAGCAGAGAAATTATTCTCTATTGTTCAGAACACACTAAAGCTAAACAGCGCGAAGTAAGTTTTTTATTATTTGGTATGTACAAGTGTCCTGTGATAACATACAATTCTGACGGAATTTTTTCATATTCGCCAGGAAGCGAGGGCTGTTTCAGATACGAATTATCTTCTATAGACCAAGTGATTGGCAGCATTAAAAAAGAATATGATGGGCCGGTAATCTTGGTCGGAGGCGAACTTCTAAGTCAAGGAATTTCATTTGTTGGTTTCGACAAACAAAAACCAAGAACTGCTACTGTTATGTTCTATCTTGGGAGTGATTCTACAAATGCTGTAGCAATTGCTCAAAGAATTGGAAGAATAACTGGAACTTCACGACCTGATATCAACAAACGTGTACTTTACACAAGAGATAAAATTTTCGAGTGCTACAGCAGTTATCTTAAAAACCAAGAAACTATATACAATATTCTAAAAAATACAGAAAACGCTGAGCTATTAGTAGCAGACATCTTGAAAACAATTTAACAAAAATCTAAAAAACTAAAAAAAACTAAAAAACTAAAAAACCCACTGTGTATTTACAGTGGGTTTTTTGCGTTTAGTCGCTAATACCAATTATTTTAAAAAACTTTGTGTTGATTCTCGTTGTTTAATTTCTTTTGAGATAGTAATAAACTCGATGGAAAATACTGTTGAAAATGATTACGATTTACATAAGATTCTTGGAAATCTAAAAGCTCATCTAGAATGTAAAAGCAATGAAGAATTTAGAATTTCATTGATTAAGGGAATGATGTTATTTCTTCTTGTTAGATACATAATGGCTTGTAATATCATCAGGAAAGAAGAAGAAAATTTACGAATGATATACATCTTATTCACAATACTTTTAGCTCAAACTTTATTTTATATTGACCAAGCAGAATGTTAGAATTTTTTCTTCTTATTGATGATTATCTTGCCTCCTTTGTGATTGCTTACATATGAATCCATATTACCCCTCGAAGAAGACCTCACATACATACTGTCGTTTGTAGCCCATAAATTGCTAGGGCACATCCTAAATCCTGGATTGTCGTGAAGTTCTGCCTTGTAATAGAAAATTTGGTCTTCTAAATTGTTAGACTGGCTAGTATTGTCTATCACGAGACAATTGTAGTCTTCAGTACAAGCATCCAAAACTTTTTCAAAACATCCAAAGCTTGGGAACATCCCAGCATAGTTTTTAAAAATTTTTTCTCTATCTGATAAATTATTGTTCCTAAGTATAAATGTATAGTCTATGTTAGTCCTCATAGCAGGTGGTAGTCCCATAGGGCTTTGCATAGTAAGTATATAGAGTATTTTGTAATGCCTCCCGTTGAAGAAGACTTCTTTGATGTTCTCGTCTTTGGCCCAATTGCTTGAATCGCTCAGACAGTCGTCAAATAAAAGGAAGGAATGAGGGTTTTTCCATCTTTTTTCCAAGGCAAGAGACTGTCTTTCAAACACTTTAACTAGAATTTCTGGAGTATACTTCTTATGTATCAACATCCCTGGTATAAATTTGTCATAAAAGCATGCAAGATGGTCTGTGTGAGAGATAACAGTTCCTATGGGTATATCATTTCTTTTGTGATACAGTATATCTTTGACGAGAACACTCTTCCCTGTATTACGTTTTCCAAGGAGAACTATGATGCTTTCCTTTGGGACTTTTTTCATACTGAATGGTTTCAGGCTTATTTCGAAATCTTTTTTACTACTCATAGTATTTTGTCTAATATTTCAAAATAAAAAAGATTTTTAAGATTGGCGCAGTGTGGGGATTTTCTTCAGAATGGAGCAATCCCTGTTATCACTTCTTCTGTTAAATTCCCAGGAATACTGTTGATGTAAATGACTAGAATAGATGCCAAAGAACTTAGAACTGCTGCTTTGAGATAGTCATCTTTACTTATCGGAATTTCTGACTCTGACGCTATGCCGTAAACGGCGGTAAAAATAACACTTAGGATTACTGCTAGCAGTATAACAGTGTAGCTATTTTTAAAATAAACCAGAACAGTATTCATATACTCTGTGATTCTAAAAATAGTTTTGTATATCAACGCAGTCGCAGTTAGTCGCTATCGCTATCGCTGAAATAATTTTTTCTTGTTGTATCATTCGAAGAGTTTCTTGGTTGTCGCTGTTCTTCGTCGTCGCTGAAAAAGTCTTCCTTTTCTCTCAAATCCACATTAACTACCCGAGGCTCTGGAGTTTCTACGGCGTTATTTACAAATCCTCCAGGCGTTTCTGCAGCAGTCCTTCCAGTAGCAACTTCGAGGTCCGGAGACGCTGATACTTCTTGGGGTTCTTCCATAAAAAAATCATCGTGATTCTGATAGCTTGGTCCTGCTTCTTCGCTACCTGCTTCTCCATCGTCCTTTTCTTCCTGAGTTTCTCCTTCCATTATATCCCGTCTTTCTTCTTGGAGGTCTTCTTTAACATCGTCTAGTCCCATATCATGCAGATAACTCCCTATGATATCCTGCAAAGGTATGAGGTCTCTTACAGTTTTTTCGATAGAAATCCCTATAAGGTTCTTAGCTCTTCTTACATTTCTTTGAATTTCAGAAATTTCTAACCTGTTTTCTCTGTCATCAAACAGGTAAGGGTCTTGATAAACTTGCCTTGCTGTCTCTACGTAGGCTCTATGGATGAATTTTCTTGCTTCAGGGACCTTGATGTGTATTTTATCGGTTTTAGCAATCCTAATAGACGAAAGAACTTTCACATTTGAAATGAATACAGCATCTATTAAGCTCGAGAGAGCTTCTTCAGAAGACTTTGCTACTATTCTAGAATACTCTTTATCTATGATATCTTGATTCCATCTTACTATAGAACATAGCTTTTCTTGGAAAGTTATCAACACTTTTTCAGAGTCTTTAGAAGAATCAAAAATAGATTTGATACCTTCATAGATAACAGGGGTGAGCGTGTCTATCAATTGGATAGTGTATAATTTCTTAGCTTCTACTACAGAACTCGAGTCTTCTTCCATTATTATCTCCGAACATTTTTTTTACCAAAAATTATCGCGAATTAGGCATTTTAGGTCCTCTGACGTAAGCTTTGGAAACTCTGTAATTAGAAATTTCTTCTTCGACAGGTTTCGCTTGTTCTTCGATTAAAAGCTCTGTTATAGGAGCATTTCTGCTCTTTATAGAATCCCTGATTTTCTTGTCAAAATCTTCTACTGAATCCGCTGTTTCAGGAATTTCTGGTTGGAGGATAACTAGAGAAACTCCAGAACATTCCCCGTCGGAAAATATAGGGTTATAGATTGCTTCTTCTGGGATTCCAGGGACCTCTACAATTTCTTCAACGACCTCAGGGACCTCTACAATTTCTTCAACGACCTCAGGGACCTCTACAATTTCTTCAACGACCTCAGGGACCTCGGGGACCTCAGGGACCTCGGGGACCTCAGGGACCTCGGGGACCTCGGGGACCTCGGGGACCTCGGGGACTTCAGCTGTTTCTTCAACGACTTCAGGGACCTCTACAATTTCTTCAACGACTTCAGGGACCTCTACAATTTCTTCAACGACCTCAGGGACCTCTACAATTTCTTCAACGACTTCAGGGACTTCAGCTGTTTCTTCAACGACCTCAGGGACCTCAGGGACTTGTGGGATTTCAACGACTTCTTCGTTTGACAATTCATTTTCTTGCAAAATTTCAAATTCTTTTAGCTCTGTTTCCAAATCTTTAACTACCACCATTCTTCTTCTCGACATCGTCAAAGAACACTTATATAATAGTATAAGATTATAATTTTTTTATGCTTAGATACACGCAAAAAATTTTTTATGTATATCAATTGTAAAGAATGCCGAATAGATGCCAGATACCTGAAAAAATGAAGGAATATCATTCTGTGTGTATAAATTTCAAAAAACTAAAAGTTATTCGAGGTAATACAAATGCTAACTTTTCTAAAAAAGTCTTGACGATACTTCCTGAAATAACTAAAAAATTTGAAATGTATAAAAAACTTAATATGGGAAAGCCTTCTTGTAATCCAGAAATTTTTTTGAAGAACGAGATAGATGACTACTTCCAGAAAAATTTCAAAAAATGCGCGATGTATCTAGCTTGGAAGAAAAAAACTAAGAAAACTTTTTGATTAAATCGTTTGCTGGTAAATTTTGAACGTCTTGTAAGAATCTAGAATTTGTTGGTTTTTCTCTTGTTCTAATCACTGACTGCCCGCTCAAACCTTGTTCTACCGTTCCTTCAGAAATCCTAGAAATTCTCAAGCCTCCGAACTTTGTTTGGTTGTCATCGTTTTTCATTTTTTGAACTATTTTACTACCTTCAGGAGCTTTAATAGCTCCAACAGGTTTCTTGAATGTATAATCCTTTAAATCGGAGTAATTTTCCCTGTCAGCGCTACTGCTTACACCATTTGGTCTAATACGGTCTGTAGTAGAAGTTCCTGCAGAACTTATATAGCTTTCTATCTCTACTCTGCAGGTTTCGCGCATACCATTTGTAGTATTATTAACAGGCTTCTTAATACCTGATACAGCGTTTGGAATTCCAAATGTTTTATCAGTATTTCTAGTATCCTCTTTCAATACCGAAGAGACTCCTTCGCCGTAATGTTTAGAAACTCTGTTTTTTTGCTTCAGTTTGTCTGAAGAGAAAACTTGAGAAAGTTGTTGAGGGTTTTCTGAAAACTCGTCCTTTCCTACCTCTCTGAAATTTTGATTAGTGATAGAACGAAGTGTAGCACCATCTACGACGTATCTTGCTTCTGAATTTTCATAGTATGTGTCAGGTCTGTTCTTGGCAAATTCTCCTACAAGCCCTCTTTCTGACCCTAATTGTCCTGTCTTAAAGACAGCTTTGTAGGACTGTTTAGGATCGATTCGTAATTGATCGAGTGTCTTGAATACTGGTCTGAGGTCAGCTTCGTTGATATGTCTGACTCTTTGTTCTTCTATAGGTTTTTCTCCGTTTTTATATATCGACCCTACATACCTGCTAGCGTCTTCTACGATAGTATTTAACCCGTTGATATTTTGGGATATAGGTTTGAAAAATGATTCTGATTCTTCTTTGGTTTTGTAAGTTCTTTGATTTCCAGTATAAAGACCGATTATATCAGCATCTTCTGTTTTTCTTGTGCCTGTAGAAGAACCTCTGAAAAAAGGCTGCATATTGTTATGCTTTGATATATCAACCTTTCCTCCTGCTAACTCGCTGAAGTTTTCTTTTTTCTCAGTTGAAGGGAAATCACTTAGTTTTTTCCTTTGTCTTAGAGAATTTTCATTCGCATTACAGTCGATGATTTGACAGGAATTATTGAAAAAATTTGGAACTATTTTCGTTTCCTTGGTATTTTTACTCTTGGCATACCTGGAGTCTGCGAGGTCTTGGACGTATTTGGTGTTCTTACGCAAGTCATCGCTCTGGTAAATGTTTTCTCCTACAGTTTTGCTTTTAGTTTTTCTCAATTCTCTGGCTTTTCTTACTTCTTTTTCTGCAAGAGTATAAGCTACGTAGCCTATAACTCCTATGATAGGCAAGGTCAAATCCATAATACTTTACTGAAATAAAAAAAAAATAATTTTGAATCTTTCTGTTTATTTTACAAAAGAAGATTGTAGTAAGCAGACATCTTGTGAGCATTTAATGTGAAAGAATGGAATATCCCAGATTCTGCTAATAATAGTCGGTCTTTGAGATGTCTGTATCTTGGAGGGAAAGGGAGTAAAGACACAGGGTCTTGGTCGTTAACAACCCTGGTACAACTACTTATTGTGTCGCAAAAGGCTTGGTCTCCTACTCTCGGACTTCCAAAAGTGAAGAGCGATACTCTATCCTTCCCAAATTTATTTTGACAATAACTCGTCATCAAACTGGCTAGAGCTCCACCTAATGAATGACCTGTGAAGATTACCTTGGTAGAGCCTGGGTAGTTTTCAATAATCTTTGATATTTTGTTAAGAGTCTTGTTTTTCATTAAGAGGTTGTAGAACCCTTGATGTACTTTCCCCTCGATTTCTTCTGAACGTATCAATCCAGTATTGATATTGTAAAAAAAATCTTTGATTGAACTGCTCCCTTTAAAAGCGATGATTACAGCGTCTTTCAAAGCATAAGTACAAAAAGAAACGTATTGGCATTCCGAGGAGTACATCTTGAAGTTTAATAGATTTTGCCCCCACTTGTTTAAAGTCTCATAAAAAGTAGAAGAGTCAGCATAAGACAAACTACTCATCAGAGCACAAAGCATTGTTTTGTTTTTCTCCGAAGAGACTCCTTTCTTGAAGAAATTCTTGATAATTTCAGTGTCTTCTGCCAAAATTGTAGCTGAAACACCCAAGATTTCAACGTAATCTTTGAAAATTTTATCTACTACATAGTCATTTAAACTCATTGAATATATAGTACATTACAATATTAATTTTTACTTTTACTTTTTAGATTTTCTTGAAAAGAATGAAGAAACTTTCTGAAATGCTGTTTGTTTAGGTTCTAAATTGACGGTTTTAGCACCATTGAACACCTCGAAAATATCATAAATCTTTTTCACTCCTCGGACTTCCATAGAGATATACTGTTCGAAACGCTTGAATTTCATTTCTTCTCCTTTACTATTAACGTTAGTTATGATGTCTGAATTTCTCTTTATAGCTTCCTTAAACATATTCTGTTTCACTTGGCTCGCTCCGCGTTCTTGGCTCGCTCCGCGTTCTTGGCCTGCTTCGGACATCTTAGAAAAGTAAGACATCGCGTTGAACTGTTTAAAACTCTTTTTCTTTTCAAAAATTCCATCGTGTTCGCCTGTTATCTCCCAGGTGTTATACTTAAAAGTCTTAGTTTTATCAGGTCTTGAAATCTTGTTTAAGTTATTGCTTGTACTGGCAGGATTTTCAAAAAATTTAGAATAAGCTCTGTCGTCTTCTCGAGAGCCCCTACGGGAGTCGTAGAAGCTTATTATGCTTGTAATATCTGTGTGTTCTTTCATTGATATTTTACTTATCATTTTTTTAACTTCTAAATTTCCAAAGCTTCTACGATTTAAAGAAATGGAATGTATTGTTAACAGTATGTCAATCAAAAAATGTGAAAGAAAAAGAAAATTCAATGAAGTGATTTTGAATGGAACAGTTCAATCAGAAATTACAAGCCCAAAAAAGAAACTAAAAATTTCAAACTAATTTAAAAAAATATTCTCTCTGTACTATAATAAGGCGTATGGGCTTCGTTTTTGACAAAAGTAAAGAGATAATATTACAAGAAAATCCTAACAGATTCGTTCTGTTTCCTGTAGCTTACCCTGACATCTACAAGCTCTACAAAGAAAGTTTATCTTGCTTCTGGACCGTAGAGGAGTGCGACTTAACCAATGATATTTTTGACTGGACAAATAAATTGAATGATAATGAAAGATTCTTCTTGAAAAATATCTTAGCTTTTTTCGCAAGTAGTGATGGTATAGTTAACGAGAATTTAGCAATAAATTTCTACAACGAGGTTCAAATCCCAGAAGTCAGGAATTTATACGCGACACAATTGATGATAGAAGCGATTCACGGAGAAATGTACTCTCTTCTCATAGACACTTACGTCTCAAACGAAGCCGAAAAACTTTCCCTTTTTAGGTCAGTTCAGACAAACGAAATCGTGAAAAAGAAAGCAGAGTGGGCTTTGAAATGGGTCAATAGCGATAGTTCTTTTGCTGAAAGACTGTTAGCATTTGGTGTCATAGAAGGAATCTTTTTCTCTGGAAGTTTTTGCGCTATCTTCTGGTTGAAGACTAGAGGTTTGATGCCGGGACTAAGTCTTTCCAACCAGTTCATTAGCAGAGACGAAGCCCTTCATTGTCAAACCTGCGTCTTACTTTATTCTAAACTTACTCAGCGTTTACCTGAAGAAATGGTTCACGCGCTGTTTAAAGAGGCTTACTTGATAGAAAAAGAATTTATATCAGAGTCTATCCCTGTTAATCTGATAGGAATGAACTCTGTGTTGATGATAACCTATATAGAATACGTAGTAGATTACTGGCTTACTCGTCTGGGTTATTCTAAATTATTCAATTCTAAAAATCCCTTCCCGTTTATGGACTACTTGTCATTAGAAAGCAAGTCGAATTTCTTCGAAGCCCGTGTATCGAATTACAGTAAGGCTGGAGCAGACACTACTCAAGATAAAATGATTTTTTCGATGGACGAAGACTTTTAAAAAGTTGCTTGGCAGTTGCCAGTGCCTTGTGATGTTAATCTACTTCTACTTAAAAAATTGACTAGATTAATAATTAATTAACACGTTATGAAATTTTTGATTGTGCCTCAATGCGAAGCTGCTAAAGAACTTTACTCGAATCATTCTACTTATCACGAGGGAGATTCTGGGCTAGACCTCTTCATCGTTGAAGACGGAATTATTCCTGCTCGTTCTAATTGTCTCGTAGATTTAGGGGTTTCTTGTCAACTTAAAAGCGAAAGCGGCGGTAATTTCGACGACACTCCGCAGTATTTTAGCTACAACGTCTACGCTCGTTCGAGTATAGCAAAGACTCCTTTGATTCTTGCAAATGGTGTAGGTTTGATAGACGCGGGATATTTAGGAAATTTGAAAGCAGCTTTTTACAATACAAGCGACTCCGACTACCCTATTAAAAAAGGGGAAAGATACGTTCAATTAGCTAGGGCAGACCTTGGAGAAATCAGCTTTCAATTGATTGATTCTTTCGGAGACAGAACAAGTTCCAGAGGAACAAACGGTCTTGGTTCGACTTCAAAGTGATTTCATAAAATTATTTGATATTTTTTACTAAATTGCCTCCTATAGCCATCATAGCTCCTGACTTTATATTCCTATTGAATGATGGGTCGAAGTATTCTATGATAGCTGTTATCATTCCTATCACAAGACTTCCGTGAATCACGCTCTTAAGGTCTAAGGCTCCTTTTGTAGTTAAATATTTGTATATCACCAGAGCTACAAACGCCTGGAGAACTTCGCCTATGTAATACCATACAAAATCTCCAGCATTTTCAAGAGTTATATCTGAAACGTTCATTTGTTTATACAGTACGTACTACAAAAAATTTTATCAGGATTGAAAGCCGTATTTTTCTTATTTGGAAAGATTAACCAAAGGAACTTAAAAATAATTCTAGTTGTAGATTCAAATGGCTGCTAACACTGCTTCTGCTAATTTGAAAATCGTCAAAAAACTCTTGTCTACTCCTGAGAAATTCAGATCTACAGACTTCAAAGACAAGGCAAATTTTTCTCAGGGATACACAAAGTATGGGTCTTTTGACAATTGGGGGGCTGCTATGAAGGTTCTTAACAATTTGCCTCAAAATGAAAATATTTTCAATGAACTTATCCTCAGCCCTGCAAAAGTCAAGCCTTATCTTGATGTCGAATGGTTCAAGGATGAATTTCCGGATTTAGACAGTTTCAAAGTGAAGGAAGACCTCAAGAAACTCCTTATCGAAATTTTCTTGGAAGATTTCAAATACGAACTCTCTGTAAGAGACATTTACTTCTCTAGCTGTCATCGTGCTAAAAACGACAGGTATAAGTATTCTTATCACGTGATGATTTCTACTCATCCTACGATAGTATTCTTGAATTCAAACGAGGCTGCTTACCTTGCTAATAAATTACGGGAAGTTTGTTCTAAATTATTCAGTCCAGAAATAATTGATAGGTCAGTCTACAGTAAAACTCAAAATATGAGGCTCATAAACCACTGTAAAGTCGACGAATTCATACCTTTTGAACCAGAAAACGGTGTGAATATTATGGAATACATCATCACAAACGTCGAAGTTAATCATATAATACTGAAGTCTTGTGAACAAAAAGACAATCTCTTTAAAAACATCAAAAATATCAAGAAAAATTCTGATATCATTACACCTACTAGCCTTGAAGAAATCAAATTAAAAGTCAAGACCCTCCATCCTTCGTGTGATACAGGACAAGAAGATGGTGCTGGATTCGTCCAATTTAATTACAGCGACAGGACAGAGCCTTGTTTTTGCCACGAAGACTCTGTTGTTCTTCACGACCAAATCGGGTTCTTTGTCTATATTTACAATAATCTAATTTTAGCAGGGTGTCATTCAGGGAACTGTGTGGATTCTAACAACAAAAAAATTATAAAAATTATTGGGAACATAGCTCCTGCAAAAAATCTAACATTTGAAAAAGTCCATTTTGATAATACCTTCGAAATAGACCCTGCGATTATCAGCGAATGCGTTAGCAATAGTGCTATGGGGATTTCTAACTTATTCCAAAGAATGTATCTGTCCCCAAAACGAATTAAGTGGATAAATGACGTGAAAAGCGGTATAAGTTATTTCTGGGACGGTCTGAAGTGGCAAGAAGACGACTATTCTTTTATAGAAAGACTCCTGGTCACTACAGTAGTAAGAGTTCTTAGAAAATACGTAGATGATTGTCGCAACCAAGACTTAGGAACTACTTACAATGAAGAAAATATAGAACTTGCTAAGAAAATCGTATGTAAGTTGAATGATGGTATGATGATTCAAAATATAGTCAGGTTTATCAAACCCTTGATTAGAGATACAGAATTTTCAAAAATCAAGGATATACACCCTCATTTCTTGTCTGTAAAAAATGGAATGATAGACCTTTTTTCTGGAGAACTGCGCCACGCCGTGCCAGAAGACAATATCACCAGAACTATCGATACTGCTTACGACCCTCAAGCAGATTCTTCGGATTTTGATAATTTTGTCAGAGAAATCACATCTGATGAAAATGGAGCAAATATCGAAATGTATGAATATTTACGATGGTGTATAGGCTATGCTTGTCAAGGTAATCCTAAGAAAAAAATGTTTATGATACTCTACGGTCCTCACGGATTCAATGGGAAGTCTCTGCTTCTTAATACTATCAGTGATATACTTATGCATTATGCTGTAGCGATGGACTCCAGTGTAGTATTAGAAGGTCCTAAAAAGTCTGCTGGAGCTCACTCTACAGAGCTTTGTCAGCTTGAAAATTGTCGTTTCGGTATACTTAGTGATACCAAAGAAAATTGTGCTTTAGACGATGGCCAACTGAAGATGCTAACTGGTATCACTGACAAGCTTAGTGTTAGAGAAATTTTTGGAAAACAAAAAGAGTTTTCTCCTGTGTTTGTCCCCTTTATAAGCACCAACCACCCTATATCTATAAATCTTTCTGATAAAGCGATGTATGAGCGTCTTGTTCTCTTTCCTTTTGTACTGTCGTTCGTAGATGAACCTAAAAAATCTTACGAAAGAAAAGGAGACAACTCTTTAGCGGAGAAATTCAGGAAAAACAAAAAAGGTGTATTGAAGTGGCTTGTAGAAGCTAGTATGTATTACAACGGCGACCAGAATAAGATGGTCCCAGAATGTATAAAAGCTGCCAAAAATGTTTACAACAAAGAGGTGAATGCTTATATGGATTTCGTGGATAACTATTTCGTTATAGACCCTACCTGTGTCATCAAGAAGGCTGATATGATGGAAATTTATAAAAATTACGCTAGAGAAAACTCTATCAAATTCGTGTCAAAGGTAGCGGAAAGAGAGCTAGACAGGCTTGTAAGTTTTAAGAAAGTAAATTCTAGAAAAGTATATTACGGTATTAAATACAAGGATGACCTTGACGAGGTTCTAGATGACCTGGCTTAATTCACTTCACTTTACAACCCTTACAGTGTAAATACCATCATGGGCATTCCCTGTTTTTCTTATACTTACTCCAGAATTTATGTTCCAGTCTACTACTACATTAACTGCTGAAGTTCCAGGAGAAGATACAGAAAACTTAGCACTCCCTGTATTCCTAAGATTTTTAGAAAGAAAGTAAATAGTCTTAGGAGAATCTATGAGAACACTGCTCGAAACACTTACTATCATATTTTTTTTCTCATAAATTCTATATGATTTTAAATTTACACTGGCTGTACCTGTCAATTGAACGTTTTCTTCAACGTAAGAATATTCTAAATTATTTGTAATTATCATCGCTGAAGCAATACCAGAAATCGTTGCTTTACGAATTTGGAGTGGCGCAGACGATTGCCAGCGAAGTTGAAGGTTTAAAGTGTTTGATACAGATGGAGAAGTAGCAATTTTAGTAATAGCTCCAGCATTACTTGATGCTACACTTTTGCTTACTAGAAAAGAACAAGCTTCTTCGCTGTTTTCACTGTAAACGGATAAGAAAAAGTTGCCTGTTAAATCAGGGAATAAATCTACCCAAGAAGCGTCTCCTGGGAGCAATGCTTGTATTTTAGGATAACTGTTCGATTCTATATTAGTGTAATCACCGTTTCCTCTAGAATTTTCATCTTTTCTGATTTCAGGAGAAGAAAATGAGGAGTATTTTGCTACTAATCTAGCACCGAAAGAAGACTGTGCTTGAACTATCGTCGTGATGTTTGACCCAACGTTTTCAGAACTTTTGGAAAAAATAAATGAAGACCCTGGAGCGTTTGGAACACAAGGGCTTATCAAAGCCATACCGTTCCCAAACGACGCGTCGTATACTATGACATCGTCTTGGTTAACAAGGTTTAATCTCGAGGAAGTAGCTTGGGCTGTAGCAGGTTTCCAAGAAAGACCTGTAGAAGATGACGAGTCTGCTGTTAAAACATTCCCGTTTTGCCCTACAGGGACGCGTTGCTGAACTGTACCGTTGTGAGAAACGATGTCTCCTTTCGTAGTGCTAGGCTGATAAATCGTTGTTTTTCCTGTAGAGTCTACGCTTTGGAATAATTGGTCTTTGATATAAAAAGTATGAGAATCTGCCAGCGGAAGTGATGGGGTAATTATTTCATTTTTGATGTTTACAGAAGATTCCTTTATTAGAATTTCTTCTATCTGTACACCTAATAATTCAGTGTTAGACTTGACATTGTCAGCGAAAACAGTCCCTGATACCTCTAAACTCCCATCACCGTTGAAGGAATCTGGGAGAATAGTTATCATCCCTCTAATCTCCATATTTTCTGAATCATCTGTTTTTCTTGACATACTCGGGTTATTACTTACTGTAAGTTAAGAAAAATATTTAACTTTGTTTAGCTTCTCTGTTTCTTGTTCGCAGCATCAATCAACAATTTTCCGCCGACGATTGCTCCGCCCCCAAGCAAAGCTGCTCCTCCAATTATTGCTACAGACTTTAATACATTATTAGATTTATTCTTATTGTTATTAATATTTTCATTTAATAATTTATCAATAGCATTATCTTTTATGATGTCTAGCATCTTTGTTTGTAAAGCTAATCGTTTAGACATCTCAGGGTCTTTTTCTTGTAAATTTTTCAAAATCCCTTTCTTTTTCTTAGGAAATACAAAATTTCCTATCCTTGTAGTTAAAGTAGAAGCTTTGATATTTATTGAGATGTAATTGAAGACTTCTAGTTCCCATCCTTTATTGAATCTAAGCCCATTGCTTCCGCAGTATCTTGTAGCTCTTCCTATGGACTGGACTAAATCTGCTGGATTTTTTTGTTCTTCAAAAATGTGGCAGTATTTAACATCAAACAAGTCTATCCCTTCTTTGAACCCTGAATCTATGATTATGAATCTTACGTCTTTGCCATAAGTATTCTCGGGTCTTTTGTTGAAAACAGAAAGAATACTCTTGGTAAGACGAGGCGAAGTTTCTGCATTGTAAATACTTGTAGAGCTAAGAACTGCGAATTTTGATTCATTCTTAGTCTTTAATGTTTCCTCGTCTATCGCTAAAATACTTCCTTGAGCGTGAATGATGCTGTTGTATCCTGCAGCTACAAACCCAGAAGCAATTATTTTAGCTCCATATCCCTTCTTTATGTCGCTGAATATGAAATGTTTAAATAATTTCTTATGCTTCAGAGAGTCTTGGGTATCTAACTTTTCTATATTTCTTAGCAGAGCCTCTAAGCTTGGAGAAGATATAGATAATTTTTCTAAAAACTTTTTCTTATCAAAGGTTTTTTTGTCAAACCTATCAGTCTGTTGTATAGTTGAAAAATTCAACACTTCTCTCACACAATCAATTTTCATTCTATATTATTACGCAATTATTTTATTTTTTTAAAATACAATAAGTAAGAAGAAGGTATGAGCGGGTCTACAGATATTCAGACGAAAATTCTAAAAAATTATAGAAATTTGAAATGGGGTAAGCCTGAATTAAAGAATGAGTGTGAAAACTCAAAGAGAAAGTTTGCTCTTAATAATACCCAACAATTTGTTTCAAAGTACTTGACTCCTGAGACAGAAAACGGGATACTTCTTTACCATAGCGTAGGGTCTGGTAAAACTCTAAGTGCTATAGCAATCGTTAAGCAGTTTATGAATAAAGGTTTCAATTGTGTTTGGATTACCAGGACTACTTTGAAAAAAGATTTAGATAAAGGCTTAGCGCTTCTGCCTTTACCAAAGACATTCCCTGTGTATTCTTACAAGCAGTGGAGCAATATATGTAAAAGAAAAGGAGAAAATTACAATAGTTTGCTTGCTAAGGCCAAAGCAAAGAACTCTGCTACTACAGACCCTTTCTACAAGACGATAGTGATAGTAGACGAAGCTCATAAACTTTACACAAAGGACTTGAAACCTCAAGAACTCCACGACATCTCTAAAATCCAAGAATGTATTTTCAATTCGTACAGTGTTTCAAAAGAGAATAGGATGAGGCTTGTATTGATGAGTGGGACTCCGCTAACAGAAGACCCTTTGGAGTTAGTTCAATTACTCAATTTGCTTTTAGTCCAGGAGTCTAAGAGGATAAATGTTAGTAATTTTTCCTTGACAAGTAATTCAGAAATTCAAGACTTCAGAAACAAGACAAAAGACCTTGTATCTTACATAGATTCTAGCTTAGACCCTTCGAAATTTGCAAGAGTTAAGTACTCTGAGGTACTAGTCGGTATTTCCAAAGAGGGAGACAAGGGCGGTGAAAACTGTAAAGACGTGTATAAAAACTGCAAAACTGCTGGATTTAGCCAAGACGACTGTTCTAAAGCTAAGAAAAAATGCGAATTTGTAAACAAAGTAGTTGTTGATTTGCGAGGTAAATCTCAAGAAGCTGTGTTGAAGAAGCGGTGTGGCTTAGAATTGTAAATTTAATATCATTATAAAATTTTTTGAAGTTTTATAAAAGTATTTGGTTGGTTAGTCAGTCAGTTAGCTAGTCTTCGATTAACAACGAGTCCAAGCTTTCCGCATCAGAGTCTGTGTCGAAAGCACAAGATTCAAGGACTTCCTTTTTATTTTCACTGGTCTTTAGCTGGACTAATTTCCAAGAGAGCCCCCATTTATCAGAATTGAACCATACTCCAAGGCATTCAATCGCAGAAAGAGCATAGTTTCCTCTGGTAAGGAGTTGAGAAACTCCACTAGCGTCTTTGATGTCAAGTTCTGCTCCAGTGCTATCAAAGAAATCTGCCTCGATTGTGTCATTTTTGATAGGGATTTTGATTCTTACAGTAGGAGGATAAGCATTGTTTTTGGAAACTTTTAGCATAGGACAATACTCGCATTCCTGAGAGTTCCAAGACATTTCTTCGCAATACACTAGCATCTTAGCATCAATCTCTTTGATTTTTTTGATAAGGTCGGAATTATCGCCAAGACTGAAATTAACTTCGAGCTGTCCGAAGTTGCTGAGTTTAGTGTCAAACGGAATTCTTAGCTTGGGGAGCTTTACGTTAAGATTTTGCTTATTGTAAAATAAACTGATAAATCTTCTTCCAGCTGTTTGCTTAGTCTTTGAAAATTTGAATTCTGCGCAGTTTACGTCGGTGATTTTGATGAATGAAGGAGAAGTCATAGTAGTAGTTGTAATTATATAACTTTGTTTTTTTAAGTCGAATTCGCGCGGCAGTTCTGGTGATTTAATACAGGTATTCGATGTGATAAATTAGTTCTTTATTTTCTGAAAGACTTTTGTTTGTGTACACAGCAGTAACGCTGTAGTTAGGAGACATATAGGACCCTCCTATAACACTAATTCCGAATTCGTATTTAGGGGCTAATCCTATTATGAAATTTTTCATCATTCTATTCCTTAAGACTACAGGAGAATTTGCAGCGAAGTTCTGTGAGATAATTCCGTCCATAGTGATAGTTTGTGTGGCAGAATTCTTGTAGAGAACTTCTCCGATAGGAACTCCATTAATCAGTAGTTCAAATCCCAAAGGAATATTAGAAAATATAGGGGAACCTATCTTGATGGTGCTTGTTCCTGATACTATAGGTTCTGTAATTATTCCTATTGTTCCGAGATTTATATAGATATCTAAGACGTCTTTGAAGTTATTTGGAGAAGGCGATACGTAAAATGCTAAGATAGATACTGCTTGTTTTAGACCAGTGTCTTGGGAACTAACGCTGTTAGCAGGACAATCAATAATCTTGCCCTCTATTTTGAAGAACCCTTGCGTCGGAATGGATTCTTCTTTGATTTTTGTCTGGTTTTCCTGAATAGTTTGAAGAAGGAAAGTTCTTTCTGGTGTTAAAATATGTTCTGGATTTTCAGGACAAATCGTTGGCGGAGGGTTTCCAGAAACAGAAAGTACTTCTAAGATTTTATTGTCTGTTTCACAGAAGATACTCCATTTGTTTATAGTTGACATCTTAACTTACAGTACGTTAATAAAAAAGTTTTCTAAATTACTCTTTCGATGTCTAATAGAGACGCTGTAACTGTCACTGTGTTTACTCTATTAGTAGTTATACTCACGAAGATGTAATTGATACCTTTATCAAATGTTACGACCCTTGTGAAACTTAATGGGTATTCTCCTGTAGATACGTAAGTTCCTGATCTACTGTAAACAGCATTGTCCCCTCTATCCGCAGCAGACTGATTTATAGTATAAGAAACGACTGTATTTGCAGCCCCTATACCTACAGAAGTATTGAAAGAAATCTTGTAAAGTCCTGCTGGAACATACTTAGACCAGATACTGTTAACTACCGTAATGGTCGTACTAGGTAAAGTCAAAAACTCGGAATTCTCGCAAAATTTGTAAAAAGACCCTTTGATAGGAAATAAATCCACAGGGGTAGTTAAGTCGTCGAATGAAAGGATACTCAAGGAGCAATTATTTCCAAGAGCTACAAGGTCTGTTAAGGTTCCAGATGTATTGATAGTCAGCCTTATCCTTGCCCCAGCAAATAAATTGGTGAAGAAGCAGAAAGGTATACTCATATTGTTTGCTGCTAACCTTACCAACGGCGCTGTAGTAATATTCCTGAAAGTGGAACCATTGTCATAGCTTACCAAAACATTAACAGTTACTAGAATATTTGTTTGACCTAAAGGAACCAGTAGCGGAATGCTGCCGCTGATACAATACAAACTGCTTTTGGTCACAGTTATCTGCGTAGTTCCAGCAGTGAAAGATATGCCTCCGGTATTTATCAACGTAGACTGGAAAGGTATATTAAAGACTATAGTTGAAAGTAATTGATTGCTTGTTGATACCGCTTTGAAATTTATCTGCGAAGGGAAAGCTGTTGTATTTATACTTGTTAAACACAACCCTCCTATTGCCTCTAATGACCCTGAACCTGAGTCAATTATAGCTTGTATTTTTATGGTTCCTGTGGTAGCCGTTATGTTAAGGAGCCCTGTCCAGGTAGCTGTATTATTAGACACGAGTACAGCACCGTTGTAAGGATTGTAAACAGACCCTGTGAAAGTATCAGATATAGGTGTCCCTGACTGGTCTACGAGTCTAAATCTCCCAACAGGATTTGACCCTGACACAGTAGGTCTCAGGAAGGTCACTTTCGCAGAAACGAGATAGGTCCCAGTGGTTGTTACTCCTACATTCGCGTTAGGAGCTGTGAAATTATACAAGGTATCCGCGTAGTAAGTAGCAGTCATCGGTATATCTACATAAGAAGCATTATTTAGAACTGTGTAAGCAGTACTATAAACATCTAAATATTCTGAATCTGCGATGCTAACAACGCTGATATTAGAGCCATTCCTTATAGAAGTAATACTAGCTCCGGAAGTTCTACCGGTTCTCATACTAAAGAAGGAACCTCCTGTTGGAACAACGATACACAGTCCAAAAGAAACAGAGTCTGTTCCTAATGTAGTGCTTGTAGCGTGTGTACTGTAAATTTCTGAACCAGGACGTATAGTAGTAATCCCTGAAACTATTTCTGTAAGTTGGATAAAGTAAGATGCTGTAGTAGAATTTGAAAAAGAATCTGTTCCTGTAATAATCGTACCTGAAACGAAGTATCTTCCTGGGACCTTTATAATATAAGCAGTTTTCCCGTAAAGTTGTTCGAAGTGGGAACTGTCTATATTCAGTCTATATCCAAAATTTATAAAGGAATTACCAGGGTTGATTATCTGATTTCCTATTTTCGTAAGTCTTAGATGTCTAGTTTTGTCTAAATCTATATCAGGACTGTATATACTCCCACCCTTCCACTTGGTTTGAGTTGGTTCGGAGAGGTCAGTCACTAAGGCCATATCATCGTAAATTTTAGGAGGAAGAGTAGAACCTACGGAGTTAAGGTATCCTATATTCACGATTTCTCCATTGTTAGAAGGATTTGGAGCAGGGACTGTGGCAATTCCTGAAACAGAAAAGTTTCCTCCTACTGAAAGGTCTGTACCTACAAAAGCTTTCTTCGCTACTGAGAGACCTCCGGCAGTTGTTATGGTTCCTCCATTTGTCGCCGAAATTGCGTCGGTGGTGTTCGAAATACCCAGTCCTCCAGAAAACCTTACCGCGCCTGTGGAACTACTAACAGTAGCAGTTGTTTCGTCGAAAATTACAGAGCCTTTTGTAGCATTAGAAGTACTCCTAATCGTGGTGTTATTACCTGAAGCCGTTCCTCCTGTAATTGTTTGACCGCCTGTTCTGCCTGCGAGGAGAGTGTAAATTGGATGGTCGTCGTTCGAGAGCCCGGTAAGACCGGAGTGTGGAAACGCTGCTGTTCCAGTCACGGTTAAATTGCCTCCAACTGAAAGGTCTGTGCCAATGAAGGCTTTCTTCGCTACCGAGAGTCCTCCAGCAGTTGTGATAGTCCCCCCGTTAATCGAACTCGTTGCGTCGGTAGTGTTTGAAATTCCAAGGCCTCCCGAGAGAAGTAAAGCACCAGAAGAACTGCTTGTTGTAGCAGTAGTTTCATCTAAGACTACAGAGCCTTTGGTAGCATTAGAAGTACTCCGAATTGTTGTGTTATTACTAGCCGCCGTTCCTCCTGTGAATATTTGACCACCTGAACGACCGGCAAGGAACGCGTAAATTGAGTGGTCATCTGAACTTAAACCAGTAAGGGAACTGTGAGGAATTGTAGCAGACCCGAAGGAAAGTGCCCCAGTAACACTCAAATTTCCAAGGACATTAGAATTACCGAGAACACTACTATTCCCTCCTACTGAAAGGTCTGTGCCAATGAAGGCTTTCTTCGCTACCGAGAGTCCTCCTGCTGTTGTTATGGTTCCTCCGTTAGTAGCACTGGTTGCGTCGGTAGTATTCGAAATACCAAGTCCTCCAGAAATTCTAACTGCTCCTGTGGAACTGCTGATGCTTGTAGTAGTTTCGTCGAAAATTACAGAGCCTTTTGTAGCGTTAGAAGTAGACCGAATGGTGGTGTTATTGCTAGCTGCTGTTCCTCCTATTATTACTTGACCGCCTGAACGACCAGCTAAAAGCGCGTAAATTGTATGGTCGTCGTTCGAGAGCCCGGTAAGTCCGCCGTGTGGAAGACTTGCTGACCCTGAGACTGTCAAGTTTCCTCCTACCGAAAGGTCTGTACCAATGAAGGCTCTCCTTGCGACTGCTAAGCCACCTGCTGTTGTTATGGTTCCTCCGCTAATCGAGCTCGTTGCGTCGGTAGTATTTGAAATTCCAAGTCCTCCGGAAAGAAGTAAAGCCCCTGAAGAACTGCTTGTTGTAGCAGTAGATTCGTCTAAAACTACGGAGCCTTTAACAGCGTTAGAAGTCGACCGAATTGTAGTGTTATTGTTTGCTGCTGTTCCTCCTGTAAGTATTTGACCGCCAGAACGACCAGCAAGGAACGCGTAAATTGTGTGGTCGTCTGAATTTAAACCAGAAAGGGAACTATGGGGAATTACGCTAGACCCGAATGAGAGTGCTCCAGTAACGCTCAAATTCCCAAGGACGCTGGAGTTGCCCCCGACAGAAAGGTCTGTACCAATGAAGGCTCTCCTTGCGACTGCTAAGCCTCCTGCAGTTGTTATGGTTCCTCCGTTAGTAGCGCTAGTTGCGTCGGTAGTATTCGAAATACCAAGGCCTCCTGAAAGCCTCACTGCTCCTGTAGAACTGTTGGTGCTTGTAGTAGTTTCATCAAAAATTACAGACCCTTTAACAGCGTTAGAAGTACTCCGAATGGTGGTGTTATTGCTTGCTGCTGTTCCTCCTGTAAGTATTTGACCACCTGTTCTGCCTGCGAGGAGAGTGTAAATTGTGTGGTCGTCTGAACTTAAACCAGTAAGGGAACTGTGAGGAATTACACTAGACCCGAAAGAGAGTGCTCCAGAAACATTCAAATTCCCAAGGACGTTGGAGTTTCCTCCTACCGAAAGGTCAGTGCCGATGAAGGCTCTCCTTGCGACTGAGAGCCCTCCTGCAGTTGTTATGGTTCCTCCATTGGTAGCACTGGTTGCGTCGGTAGTATTTGAAATTCCAAGGCCTCCTGAAAGAAGTAAAGCCCCTGAAGAACTGCTTGTTGTGGCAGTAGTTTCATCTAAGACTACAGACCCTTTAACAGCGTTAGAAGTCGACCGAATGGTGGTGTTATTATTAGCTGCTGTTCCTCCTGTAAGTATTTGACCGCCTGTTCTGCCTGCGAGGAGAGTGTAAATTGTGTGGTCATCTAAGTTTAGCCCAGTAAGACCACCGTGCGGTAAATTTGCTGTACCGGTAACTGTTAAGTTGCCTCCTACTGAAAGGTCTGTGCCGACGAAGGCTTTCTTCGCGACCGAGAGACCTCCAGCTGTTGTTATGGTTCCTCCATTTGTCGCCGAAGTTGCGTCTGTGGCGTTCGAAATTCCAAGTCCTCCAGAAAGAAGTAAAGCCCCTGAAGAACTGCTTGTTGTAGCAGTAGTTTCATCTAAGACTACAGACCCTTTAACAGCGTTAGAAGTCGACCGAATGGTGGTGTTATTGTTAGCTGCTGTTCCTCCTGTAAGTATTTGACCACCTGTTCTGCCTGCGAGGAGAGTGTAAATTGTGTGGTCATCTAAGTTTAGCCCAGTAAGACCACCGTGCGGAAGAGCCGCTGTACCGGTAACTGTTAAGTTGCCTCCTACTGAAAGGTCTGTGCCAACGAAGGCTTTCTTTGCGACCGAGAGACCTCCAGCTGTTGTTATGGTTCCTCCATTTGTCGCCGAAGTTGCGTCTGTGGCGTTCGAAATGCCGAGACCTCCAGAAAGAAGCAAAGCCCCTGAAGAACTGCTTGTTGTGGCAGTAGTTTCATCTAAGACTACAGACCCTTTAACAGCATTAGAAGTCGATCGAATGGTGGTGTTATTATTAGCTGCTGTTCCTCCTGTAAGTATTTGACCACCTGTTCTGCCCGAGAGGAGAGTGTAAATTGTGTGGTCATCTAAGTTTAGCCCAGTAAGACCGCCATGTGGAAGAGCCGCTGTACCGGTAACTGTTAAGTTGCCTCCTACTGAAAGGTCTGTGCCAACGAAGGCTTTCTTCGCGACCGAGAGACCTCCAGCTGTTGTTATGGTTCCTCCGTTAGTAGCGCTAGTTGCGTCGGTAGTATTTGAAATTCCAAGACCTCCAGCAAGTCTAACTGCTCCTGTGGAATTACTGACTGTCGCAGTAGTTTCATCAAAAATTACAGACCCTTTAACAGCGTTAGAAGTCGACCGAATGACGGTGTTATTACTAGCTGCTGTTCCTCCTGTAAGTATTTGACCACCTGTTCTGCCTGCTAAGAGCGTGTAAATTGGATGGTCGTCTGAAGTTAAACCAGTAAGGGAACTGTGAGGAATTACACTAGACCCGAAAGATAGTGCTCCAGTAACACTCAAATTCCCAAGGACGCTGGAGTTGCCTCCTACTGAAAGGTCTGTACCAATGAAGGCTCTCCTTGCGACTGATAAGCCTCCAGCTGTTGTTATGGTTCCTCCGTTGGTAGCACTGGTTGCGTCGGTAGTATTTGAAATTCCAAGGCCTCCTGAAAGAAGTAAAGCCCCTGAGGAACTGCTTGTTGTGGCAGTAGTTTCATCTAAGACTACAGACCCTTTAACAGCGTTAGAAGTACTCCGAATGGTGGTGTTATTACTAGCTGCTGTTCCTCCTGTAAGTATTTGACCGCCTGTTCTGCCTGAGAGGAGAGTGTAAATTGTGTGGTCATCTAAGTTTAGCCCAGTAAGACCGCCATGTGGAAGAGCCGCTGTACCGGTAACTGTTAAGTTGCCTCCTACTGAAAGGTCTGTGCCAACGAAGGCTCTCCTTGCGACTGATAAGCCTCCTGCGGTTGTTATGGTTCCTCCGTTGGTAGCACTGGTTGCGTCGGTAGTATTTGAAATTCCAAGTCCTCCAGAAAGAAGTAAAGCCCCTGAAGAACTGCTTGTTGTGGCAGTAGTTTCATCTAAGACTACAGACCCTTTAACAGCGTTAGAAGTCGACCGAATGGTGGTGTTATTATTAGCTGCTGTTCCTCCTGTAAGTATTTGACCACCTGTTCTGCCTGCGAGGAGAGTGTAAATTGTGTGGTCGTCTGAACTTAATCCAGTAAGGGAACTGTGAGGGATAGTAGCTGATCCGAAGGAAAGTGCTCCAGTAACTGTCAAATTCCCAAGGACACTACTGTTGCCTCCAACTGAAAGGTCTGTGCCAATAAAGGCTCTCCTTGCGACTGCTAAGCCTCCTGCAGTTGTTATGGTTCCTCCGTTAGTAGCGCTAGTTGCGTCGGTAGTATTCGAAATACCAAGGCCTCCGAGGATTCTTATTGCTCCTGTAGAATTACTGACTGTCGCGGTAGTTTCATCGAAAATTACAGAGCCTTTAACAGCGTTGGAAGTACTTCGAATTGTGGTGTTATTACTCGCAGCTGTTCCTCCTGTAAGTATTTGACCACCTGTTCTGCCTGAGAGGAGAGTGTAAATTGTGTGGTCATCTGAACTTAATCCAGTAAGACCCCCGTGCGGTAAATTTGCTGTCCCAGTAACTGTTAAATTCCCTCCGACAGAAAGGTCTGTACCAACGAAGGCTCTCCTTGCGACTGATAAGCCTCCTGCGGTTGTTATGGTTCCTCCGTTGGTAGCACTGGTTGCGTCGGTAGTATTCGAAATACCAAGTCCTCCAGAAAGAAGTAAAGCCCCTGAAGAACTGCTTGTTGTGGCAGTAGTTTCATCTAAGACTACAGACCCTTTAACAGCGTTAGAAGTACTGCGAATGGTGGTGTTATTACTAGCTGCTGTTCCTCCTGTAAGTATTTGACCACCTGTTCTGCCTGCTAAGAGCGTGTAAATTACGTGGTCGTCTGTGTTGAGCCCGGTAAGACCGCCGTGTGGAAGAGCCGCTGTCCCGGTAACTGTTAAGTTTCCTCCTACTGAAAGGTCTGTGCCAACGAAGGCTTTCTTTGCGACTGCTAAGCCTCCGGCAGTTGTTATGGTTCCTCCGTTAGTAGCACTAATTGCGTCGGTAGTATTTGAAATACCAAGGCCTCCGAGGATTCTTATTGCTCCTGTAGAATTACTGGTGGTAGCAGTAGTTTCATCGAATATTACCGAGCCTTTTGTAGCATTGGAAGTACTCCGAATCGTTGCGTTATTGCTTGCTGCTGTTCCTCCTGTAAGTATTTGACCACCTGTTCTGCCTGAGAGGAGAGTGTACTGTGTGTGGTCGTCTGTGTTGAGCCCGGTAAGACCGCCGTGTGGAAGAGCCGCTGTCCCGGTAACTGTTAAGTTGCCTCCTACTGAAAGGTCTGTGCCAACGAAGGCTTTCTTTGCGACTGCTAAGCCTCCGGCAGTTGTTATGGTTCCTCCATTTGTCGCCGAAGTTGCGTCTGTAGTATTCGAAATTCCAAGGCCTCCTGAAAGCCTCACTGCTCCTGTAGAATTACTGGTGGTAGCAGTAGTTTCATCGAATATTACCGAGCCTTTTGTAGCGTTAGAAGTACTCCGAATTGTGACGTTATTACCTGAAGCTGTCCCTCCTGTGAGTACTTGACCGCCTGTTCTGCCTGCTAAGAGCGTGTACTGTGTGTGGTCGTCTGCGTTGAGCCCGGTAAGAGCATTGTGCGAAATAGTACTTGACCCAAAAGAAACATTTCCTAAAACATTCAAATCTCCTGAAATATCAAGGTTTCCCTCTCCGTAAATGGTTGGGTCGGAAGAGGGTTTTATACTCATATCCCCTTCAATTTTGGTGATTTCTTTATTCACCATACCTTCTATTAGAATCTTCTATTATTATACGGATACAAAATAATTATTTTAGAAACGTAGTGTAATGTTAATGATACTACCCATATTAGTAAGAATAGTTCATATTCTTATAATAATTTTTATGGTTGTTGCTCCATTTTTGGATGACCCTTTATTGTTATTCCTCCACGTCGCAGGAGGCTTAACGCTTTTACTTCATTGGTATCTGAATAACGACGCGTGTTGTTTGACAATTCTTGAAAGCTACTTACGTGGTGTAGACGTCGATAAAAGTATTTCAGGTCAGTTCATACGACCTCTTTACAATATTCCTCAAGGAGAGTGGAACAATATCATAAAGATTTTAACTATTATTCTAATTTTGATTTCTTGCGCGAAGTTGATAGTTTTGGTTAATCCAGATATTTTTTTAAATTTAAGATTGTAAGAATGATTACAGTAGGCACTGACTGTTCAGGGATAGAAGCACCTTTACAAGCTCTGATACAGCTTAAGGTGGAATTTAAACAGCTTTGGTCTTGCGACATCGATAAGTACACTACGCTTACCTGCGAAGCTAACTATCCAAAACCTGAAAAAGTTTACACTGATATGCTGACACGAAATAATAAAGAATTGCCTCACGTGGACCTTTATGTCTGCGGGTTTCCTTGTCAAACATTTAGTTTAGCAGGGAGACGCCTTGGTCTTGACGACCCAAGACCATCTGTGATATCTTCTATGCTAGACACTGTATCCAAAAGCAAACCAAAAATTGTAATACTTGAGAACGTTACTGGCTTTAAAAGCATAGAGTCAGGGAAACCATATGCATTGCTTATACAGTTATTATCAAAAGAATACGATGTTAATGCAAGTGTTTATAACACCAAAGACTATGGACTTCCCCAAAACAGAAAAAGAATTTATTTCGTTTGTATCAGAAAAGATATACAAAAGAAAAAATTTGTGAAGCCTTCTGAAGTGAAAATGAAGTCTCTTGAAAGTATTATAGATGACAACTTGATAAGTGAAAAAATTCCAAGTATGTACTTTAAAAATATGAATAAAATAAAAGAAAATACAAAAATTTTATCACCTTGGAATTACTATTCTGCTATAGAATTTATGTGTCCTACATTAACTACCCAGTGTTGTCAGTTATTAATTTTAAATCTAAAAAGAACTTTAACAATCGCAGAACTACTACAACTTCAAGGATTTCCCAAAAACTTTAAGGTAGTTGTATCCAATACACAAATAGCTAAACAAATTGGAAATTCTATGAGTGTATGTGTTCTTAAAAAAATCATAAAAGAAGCTTTGCTTTGTATATAAAATACAAAAACCCCATACGTGTTTGTACGGGGTTTTTTGAGTTTTTTTTGAGTTTTTTTTGAGTTTTTTAAGTTTTTTTTGAGTTTTTTTTGAGTTTTTTAAGTTTTTTTGAGTTTTTTTTGAGTTTTTTTGAGTTTTTTAAGTTTTTTTTGAGTTTTTTTGAGTTTTTTAAGTTTTTTTTGAATTTTACAAGGTGTTAGCGAATGCTACAGCTTCTGGATTGATGTAGTGAAATTGTGAATCTTTTGAGAATACAATTTTATGCTTGGCTGTATGATCTACAGATGTTAAATTATTGTAGTAGGTATTGGCTTTCCCAAGGTCTTTGACCATCTGCTTGACTTCGCTCGAAAGCATTTTGCTTCCAGGACTACCGTGTATTTTTCTGAATATTTTAGCGATAGCAGTGTCAATTTCTGGGTTTATCCATTTTGACACACTCGCCTTCATCTTTTTAGTGTCAGCAGACTCGTCGTCGATAGACTCGTCGCTGTTCGCTGTAGTCTCAGTTATTTTCGAAGACTTTGAGCAAGAAGATGAGTAAATTGTTATAGCTTTTCCAAGCTCATTTCTGTCTACTTTTCTGTCGAGTTCTTTCAAGCCAATTATTTCATCATTAACCAGGATGTCCGACATAAATCGTTCTTGATTTTTTGGATTTCTAAGTGTTTCGTATATAACTATCTGATTTGCTAAATAATTGTTGTAGCACTCGTGGATTTCTTTGGAACAATACAACTTTCGATTTGGTAAGTCTGGTCTTGAATTTCCAGATATTCTTCCAATTCTTTGTGCTATACCGACAGCGTGAGAAGTTCTAGAACCTTCATAGAACATCACTGTAGCGCTAAGTGGTTTTTCTCCTTTTTTAGAACTTACAAAGGAAATTCCTCTGCTCATCAACGCATGCCCAACGACTATCACTGGGCCAGTGTAGAAATCTTGTTCCAGTTCGGCAAGAATATCGCTTATAGCACCAGTTTTATTAATACGGGGATTTTGATGTGGCTTGTAGATAATACTACCAGTTCCATTGTAAGAAACTACTGGACATTTTGCTATTCTACAAAGGTCTCGACTTATGTCAGCTTGGCCAGAATTCAGTCTGTCAGTACAGTATAGAATTACTTCTTTGCTACATTCTTCTTCGATTCTTTCTACTTCTGCTACCAAAGCGTCAGTGTTTTCTTGGTTAGACCATTCTTGGAAAATGTTTTGAGTTCGATAATTTGGATGCTGTGGCAGCACAAAAACGTGCTTAGCTTTAACATCTTTGATAAGGCTACAATTTTCAGGTGTTGCTGAAATCCACACACGTTTTATGAATTTAATTTGATGAAACGCTTTTATGTTGTTGAAGTGTTCTATCCAATCTTTGTGGACTTTTGCTATTTTTTCAGGACCATTTGCCTCGACTTGATCTGACTTGTTTATCAAATCAGCTTCATCGTGGAACACTTGATACCTTTCGACGTCGAGTCTTCGAAATAACTGGTTGATTACGTTGGACAATTTAGAACATTGAGAAGTGTTATTCAAAAGAACAAAAACGAGCTTCTTATGCGAGGTGTAATGTTTGAGAATTCTTTCCAAAAATACTTGCTTAACATTTCCAGCTGGTGTGAGCTTGATGTCTTTAATCTTGAGATTTTCAATCCCAGCCAGATGAAGACGCTTGGAAAGTTGTTGAACTTGGTCGTCGCGATTGTCGCAGGACACCACGGAAATGCTACGCATTCCAGTTTCCCCGAGAATGTCAGTTAACATCTTGGTTTTTCCAGTCTGAGTGGTAGCAGTTATGATGTAATTTGATTGATTTTTGAAAGAATGACCAAATACATTGTTGATAACAGCTTCTTCTTCTGCGAGTGCTTTTCTGATAAATGTTTTAAGTTCTTCATTTTCGCGACCCCAAGCTCTCACCGGACAAAGTCGATCCATCACTGATTCGATTCTCCAAGCTTGTTCTCGCGCCATTTCTTGGCGAACTTCTTCGATTTCCATCTGTAATTGTTCTGCTTTGTCTTGTGCGTTGAATGAAGCTGCTGATGTCATTTTTTGTTATAGATTAACTATACCATTTGTACTATTATATGAGAAAAAAATCGATTTTTTTTATACTTAGATATATTATGAAGTTTTTATTGTTTGTTGCTTACTTTACTGCTGTTTCGGGGATGTGTGTCTCTTCGCAGAGTTCGTCGGGGTTGAAAAAAACATTTATAACTGACAAATGTTTACGTGATAGCGACTGTGTTTCAGGATGTTGCGGGTTTAGGTCGGGGCTTTGTGCTGGCCCAGTGGTAGCTATAGAACGCGATGGAGCTTGTGGATTCGGGAACAGTATTTCGAACTGTAATGCTGCTAAAATTCTTGGATTTAGAAATGTTAGTGCCTGTAGAAATTTGCGTGTTTAAAGTAATCTTTTTATTTTAAGTAATGTTAAGGAACTCGTAAAAGAATAATATAAAAATGACTGTCGTATTATTCTTCAGTAATAACTGTACTCACTCTATAAAATTTATAGAAATTTTGAAGAAATCTGGGGAAGAGACTTCATTTTCAAAGTTTGTATGTGTTGATAAAGTGAGAGGGAAACGCCCTCAAGAAGTAGCCTCATTTGGTATCACAGAAGTTCCAACTGTCGTCGCAAACGGCAGCAAAAAAGTCGGAGCAGAAGCCTTTAGTTGGCTAGCGAGTAAAATGGGAAGCGACAGGCAATCTACCAAGTCCAAACAAGTTAAGCCTGTTGCCAAAGTTATCTCAGGAATCCAGTCTGGTAGTATGTTCGACGAGTATGAAAGAGTAGTAGGCTTGAATACGAACAACAGTATATACGGCGATGCTCCTTTCCCTCCAGAAGGCAAGATAGAAAGAGAAGATTTTTTTGTTATGACTGATGACAACTTAGCAGGAAAAGCAGATGTTCCTACAAGCGAAAATTCAAATAGTCCTTCGCAATTGGATCAAGACTATGCGAAATTCTTGGAAGAAAGAAACAAGTTGAGTTAGAACTTTGAAATTTTTATTTTGAGTAATGTAAAGAGAACTTTTACATTATGTCATCTACAAAAATTTCAGATTTACCAGATTCTTTAGCTGAAGAAGAAGCGGTAGTATCGATTCAGCCTGAATTTCTAATCAATGAAAAAAGAACTAATAAAAAATCTGAATGGCTTGATATTCTGGTAGTTTTTGGCTTGCTGATGGGTGCTACGAATAGTGAATTGAGTAAAAGTATCCTAAGGTTTCCCTTGTTAAAATTACAGAAAACAGACTTATTATTCAGTGTCCTTCTAAGTGTAATTTTCTCAATTTTATTTGGTATTTACAAATTGTTCTAAACCAGAATTTTTTTTTGTAATGTATTTGTAATTAGAATTACTACTGCGACTTCGTTATGACTGGAGGAATTTTTCAACTGAAAGCTATAGGTCAACAAGACTCTTTTCTTACAAAATACCCTACTCAGAATTTTATCAAACAATCTTACAATCAGTATGTTAATTTTTCGAAAGACCAGATAAGCATTTACCCTAAGGAAAATGTGGATTTTGGGAAAAAATGGAGCATTATTATTCCCAAATTTGGAGATTATGTCAATAATATTTATCTGAATGTCAAACTCCCTAAGCTTACAAGAACTTCAGGGACTTACGCTGGGTGGACTAACAGTGTCGGGAATGTTTTAGTCAAAGAATACAGCATCCAAATAGGTGATTACATAATAGATAAAAGATACGGGCTGTATGCTGAAATCTGGGAAGAATTATCATCAAAGACTCCTAAGGAAAATATTTTGATAGGAAAATACGCCCACGTTAGCAGACTTCCTTACACTGCCGAGTATGATACGGAGTATTTTGTTCCTCTAGATTTCTGGTTTTGTAAAAATTTAGGGGCAGCACTACCTCTCTTTGCTATGCGTTTTAACGTGGTCACAATCCATTTTGAATTTGAATTGTTTGAAAACTGTGTGATATACGACGGTCTTACTCCTCCTAATTCTGCGAGCATTTTAGAAACAAAATTGATAGCTGATTACGTTTACATCGATGAAGATGAAAAAAATAAATTATTTGATACAGAATTTGAATTTGTAATATCTCAATTACAAGCAGTGATGAATGAAGGTATTCCTCGAGGAGGCCCTCATTCTATAGACCTTCCTTTCAATCACCCTTGTTCTGAACTGATTTGGGTATTCAGAGAAAAAGCCAGCGAAGAGAACAATGATTGGTTTAACTTCGGAGTAAGAAACGGGATAGTTTTCACGGATATATTTCCCTTGATGGAAGATGCTAAACTTCTGCTTGATGGTACAGAAAGAAACAGGGTAATATCTGGAAATTCTTTAAATACTTTGAATGTGAATAAGTATCATACAAGTGGTACAGAAAAATTCATATACTGTTTGCCTTTTTGCGAATCTCCTGAGGTTTGGTATCCTACAGGAACCTTGAATTTTTCCAGGGTATCCCACGCTCTACTCAGTGTAAATTTAATCACTTCTGCACTTCCTGTAAGTGCTTTTGTGTTTGCTAAAAATTATAACATTATACGTATAAAAAATGGAGAGATTTCTATTAGTTTTAGTAGCTAAACTGCATCAGTTAATCTGCGCCAGCTAATAACCTCATCATTTTTCATAATTTTATAATTTTTATTGTACCGTACCAAAACTCTTTAGAAGATAATTCTAAATTTTCGTCAGTGATTTTAAGGCTGAGACCTTTAATCATCCCTTCTTTTTCTTTTGAAATGAGGAGTTTTGCCTGCTTTTCTGTAGGAACAATTATGAATACGTATTCAAGGTCTCCGAGCTTTATAAAGTAGAAAGAATCGGGACAAATTTTTTGGTCGATGATTAGAGGGCAATCTGTGTCGACGATTCCGTCGTAAGAACTGGTGTTAGAATCTTCGATTCTTTCCAAGTAATACTTGTATCCAGAAATTCCAACAAATCCAAGAGAGGCCATCCAGGAAAATCTAAAGAATAAATGGAGGTACTCTTTCGCTAAAAAATTATCGGCAACAATCAAGAATCCTGAGAAAATACTTGCGTAATTGATGACATTCTGGTAGTTCATTCTGTATTGATATGTAAACCTTATATTTTTTTAAATCGTTGAAAAGATTTTCTTTTCATTTAAAGAGAAAATTCTATTTATACTTAATAGTATGATTAACTTAGTAGCTAGTGTAGTTCAGTACAAAAACAAGTTAGCAATAGGTAAAAATGGGAAGTTGATAGTGAAACTCCTAGAAGACCTCTCATTTTTCAAGAATCTTACGAAGGATAGCTTATGTGAAAAATCTCTACTTCCAAAAAATGTTGTATTGATGGGAAGTAAGACTTACTTTTCGATTCCGAACAGGCCTCTAAAAGGCAGATATAATTTCGTTCTTACAACAGACCCTATGCTCCTCAGTGTTCCAACAGCAAAAGACATCGAAGAAGGCAACACTTCTTATCCTTATTTTATGAGTTTAGCAACTTTTGAGTTCTTGTACAACGTTTACAAGCCTAACGTGTTCGTAATAGGAGGTTCTGAAATATATGCAAAATTTTTGGAGAGCGATTACAAACTGTGTGCTGAGAAGCTTTACATCACAGAAGTGAAAAATTTCAACATTCAAGCCGGTGCCACTGACAGTATCAAATATATGAAACATTTTGACGATTCTTATGATTTGTCAGGATACAGTTCTAAATTCACACAAGAAGACATAAATTACAGGGTCCTTTACTACTCTAAAACCGAGAAAGTTTCTGAAGAACGTAAAATGATTGAGCTTGTAAGAAATATCCTTACTTTCGGTAAAGAACGCCAAGACAGGACTAACACTGGAACTTTGTCTCTCTTTGGAAATAATTTGAGAATTGATATCTCTCGTAGCATTCCTTTGCTAACTGTAAGAAAAACTCCTTTCAATGTTATCTTAGAAGAACTTCTTTGGTTTTTACGAGGAGACACTGATGCTAAAATACTCCAAAACAAGGGTATCAAAATCTGGGATGGAAATACTTCAAGAAAATTCTTAGATTCTCAAGGACTTGATTACGATACAGGGGTCCTTGGGCCAGGCTACGGGTTTCAATGGAGGCATTTCGGTGCTAAGTATCTTGAAAAATTTGCAGATACTTCCAAGGCTTGTGAAGGAGAAATTGGGGGGTGCGACCAAATCTCTGATATACTATTCAAGCTCAAGACAGACCCTTTCAGTAGAAGAATAATTTTATCAGCCTGGAATCCTTCGGACCTTGGAGCTACAGCGTTAGTTCCTTGCCACGTCTTAGCTCAGTTTTACGTAGAAGAAGAAGCAGGCGAAAAATTCTTAAGTTGTCAGTTTTATATGAGGTCAAGTGATATGCTAGCTATAAACTTTAATATAGTTTCTTACTCTTTGCTTACCAGCATTCTAGCTGCAAAAACCAGTATGAAACCCAAAGAAATTCTATATGTTTCGGGAGATGCTCACGTTTACAAGACTCACGTCGATAATTTCGAGAAAATGATTGAAAGAAATTGTCATCCTTCGCCAGCATTAAAGCTAAGCGATTCTGTCAAAGATAAAGACTTCAAAGAACTTACAGTAGAAGATTTCGACCTTATTGGATACTTTCCACAATCAAACTTGAGATTTGAAATGTCTATCTAAAAAAATTATTTTATAAACCTGATAGTAAGACAAATCGCTAACATTATGTCATTACTTCAGGTTTACAAAAACAGCTTGACTTCTCAACGTTCAGATATCTTGGCTAATTTCACAAGATTTAGAGGTATTCGTGCTTTTATGGCTGTTTATCACGTTTCAGCTAACAAAGTGTTCTTGACTTTTTCTAATAGTAATA